GTGTTAGCCACGGTTTTACTTTTTTTTACCCCCCCCCCCCCCCCCCCTCACACACACACACACACACACACACACACACACACGTGTTCATTGATCTTTAAGATCAACGCAGCACACACACACACACACACACACACACTGCACACACTGCCCAGGCCACACAGAGCGGCTTATAAGCAGCTAAGTGTATCCACGATAACCCATTGATAAGGCTACCTTATCTGCTGCGGCAGTGTGCTAAACACACAGACCCTGACAGGGCATAGTGGTATACACTATGTTGACATAGTGTAACAGCTATGTTACTTTACATATGCTTTGAGAAAGGGAGACACAGTAATGCAGATAACACAAAGGTTAATGGATAAGGCACGCGAAGCAGGCTACACATGCAATGCTAAAGGATTGTATGAGCCTGTGCCTGCTAACATGTGTTTCACACATCCACGTCAGGCAGGATCATTTGTGTTCCGACATAGGTTGATCCTTTCAACCATGCGACTGACACACAATCAAGCAATAGAATTGCTTGATGATAAGGTCGATGCTTAGTTAACACAGTGAAGGAAGACACAGTAATGCAGTATAACCGCAACGATCTAGTGATCGTATCTAAGGTTAACCAAGGTTGGACAGAAGGGAAGCACCCTGACGCCACTGAGGTGTGCTATTCATGCAATGGCATGGATATCACCGAGGCAGAGTATTGCACACTCCTTAACGTGTTGGCACGTTGGGAGTGTGAGATGCTCGCCAATCAGCCGCAGTTTCTGCGTGAGGATACTTCACCGCATCCCATGCTGTGAACAACACACTGTGTCGATGATCTAACAGTCATCGACACAGTAACACAGTAACACAGTAAAGGAACACTATCATGTCAGATTGGCAACGCACAGCGTCGAGTGTCGAACACAATGATGCACTCGAATGTGGCTTCTATGATCTACAGTTATCAGCACTGCCTGTGACGGACGAGTCAGATCGTATGGGCAATGGTCGTATGTATCTGATAGATTGCCAGGATTTCTTTGGCAATGCTCTTGCATGTATGTATGAGGAATAGCCTACACTTGACTTAACAATGTATCTATGATACATTACTCAAACAACATCGAAGAAGGTGTTGTTGTTAACACAGAAAGGGATAAGACAATGAACACACCGTATACGGCGCATGTTACGCCGGTTACGCCGAGTGTATATGAATACACTGTTAGCCTTGGACACAGGGATTTCGCAGCGCGTAATATCTATGCCATCAAGGCGGTGCGCACCATTGCGATTGCTTGGGCGGATCGCAACGAGTATCGTGGCGCTCATACCCTGGCAAGTCTGAGAGAGGCGAAGAACTTTGTTGAGTCCATCATAGCGACGGCCATGGCGGCTACCGTACGTACATCCATGATAGACGCAGCATTCGTTAGCTTCGTCGTTACCATGCCGCCGGAGGATGAGAACATCCATGAGGCATTGATCGCCACGGTGCTCTGTCACCTCCGCGTGCCGTTCACTCTGGAACGCAAGATGTAACACAAGTTAACACAATAACAGCCCCGTAGTGGTAACACACTGCGGGGCTTTTCGCATGAGGTATGTCATGGCTCGTAAGCCTGATGGTAAGATTGTCTATGATGACATAGACGAACGATACTTCAATGAAGACTACGAATATGATGGTGACCCTGATCTTGCTTATCAGACACCATTCGCTGATCCTGGCGGACGTTCATCACTCCGCGCTGCGTCGAAGCGTAACCCACGGATACATCCGTGTCCTGAGTGTGAACGTGAGAACACACTCACGGCTGCTGACGTAGCATTGGGCTATCAATGTGACGCTTGTGCTGATGAAGCAGAGAGGGGAGGACCGTTCTAATGTCAAAGACATGTTCATGTGACTCTGGCCTACCACGCCGTGAGCTATACGACGCACGCGGTATCTTCTGCTGCTTCATCTGTGACTCATGTGCGACTCGAAAGCGTGAACACTACCGTGCAGAGATATTTGCCGACAGTTACTATGAGACAACGGAGGACATTGAAGATGACTACTGACACACAGAGCAACAAGCCTCGGCTTATCTGCACCATTGCACGTGAGATACGTGCTGATTGGAAGAAGCCATACTTCGGTGCTGTTCCATACCTGGATGCGATGCGTGATCTGTATTCTATTACAGATGACTACGGTGCTGACTCTGCTAAGAGCATCATCATCTACTTCCTATCCAACGCCGCCACATGGCGTGGTGAAGTAGCACGTAGAGTGAAGAAGGAATTGAAGGAGATGGTGAAATGAGTTGGGTCATCTACACGTTGAACAAGCGTGGCATCTGGCAAGATGACATGAGTGTTAACAACTTCCATGTTGCATTGGATATGCAACAGTTCACTGAGTATACACTCGGTGTAGCATGTGCCATTCGTCAAGGATACTGACATGATAACAGCAGATATCATTGCTGACTCGATCAGCAGTGCAGACAAGCGTATCACTACGCTTAGCCTATACTATCCACGGTTCATCCATGCAGAGTTCATGACTCACCGCATGTTTAGCCGCAACGCGAGTAGCTCACGAGCTATTCCAACGGAGAAGCTGATACAAGATATCATTGATAACCCAGTAGAGCCTGTCTACTGGGGTAAGAATATGAAAGGGATGCAAGCGCAGGAGGAACTCACAGGTTGGGAACACGCAGAAGCACAGATGTGGTGGCGTATTGCTAGAACAGATGCACTTACGTATGCAGGTATGATGGCAGGATGTGGCGCACACAAGCAGATCGTTAACCGTATCCTCGAACCTTACTCACACATCCGTGTATGCGTTACCGCCACTGAATGGGATAACTTCTTCAAGCTACGCTTACATCCTGCTGCTCAGCCAGAGATGCAAGCGTTAGCTAAGGCAATGAAGGATGCAATGGATGCGTCTACGCCCATGGTGCGTAGCCTTGGTGAATGGCATCTGCCTTACGTCACTGAAGGAGAGCGTATCGAACATGGTAAGTTCGTCTGTCTACAGTTAAGTGTAGCACGATGTGCGCGTGTATCCTATCGCCTACATGATGGCACATACTCCAGTGTGGATAATGATGTCGCACTATGTATGCGTTTATCTAATGAAGGGCATATGTCACCATATGAGCATCAAGCAGAGCCTAGTGTTCACAAACACATGTCAAGTAATAACCTCCGTGGTTGGTTCCAATACCGCGCTGCGGTAGAGGCAGACTTGACTTAACAACTATTGTATGCTACAATGCTTACACAATAGAGGAAGGATGACATGCCAAGCGGCACATTGTTTGCTAAACGTCACTATGATTACCTCGCAGCATGGTGGCGCACCGAACCATTGCACCGTCCTGCTGTCCGCGTAGCCTTGCTACGCTTTACAGTAGAACTGCGAAGGACACAGAGTAACTTCCATGCTACACGCTTTCTGCAAGCGTGTGGTTACACACGTGGAGTAGCTGAACAGATGGCAGCACAAGTCGATGACGCCTATAATCAGGCTAACCATCCAATCAACAAAGTTGTTGACGACTAAGCGCGTTGACAACGGTTGGCTAGTGTGGATAGCAGGCTCACCAGAGACTGCGTATCACACATACATACACCTCTATGACACTGGCGACATAGAACGTGTGACTGAGGGGCCAGATACAATAGATGTAGTCAAGCTACAACAGTAAAGGGTAATACCATGGACAAGCATCTCATGTTTGAACACATGCTCCGTGAGCATGTGAATGTGCAATACGATCGTTGCCGCCAAGTCCTGGCTGACAACGGAATAGGTGAATACTCACAGGATGTGGACCTCAGCTACAGTGGCAGCGATGGTGGATCGTGGACGGCACACAAGTATCTAGCTAAAGGTAGCATCACCTTCAAGGCTGCTGAGCTTGAAGCTGCTGTCGATGGGTGGATCATGATGTATGAAGCGCAGAACCGGACTAAGGTTCTGCGTAGCATGATTGCTGGTCCGCAGGCATCCATTGTCAATAGTCCGTCGAAGTCGGACACTGATGGCGACAACACCTCCTTCTAACTACAACGTAGCCATGTAACACATGGCTACTCTTTCTGCGCGTGGCGGAACGGTAGACGCAGTAGACTTAAAATCTACAGTCGTGAGACGTGGGAGTTCGAGTCTCCCCGCGCAGACCACTGATGAAGGATAAGACAATGAACCATGCTGAATGCCAAGTATCCATTGATAAGCTAATCAATGGTATCGGTTCCAAGTGCGGACCGAAGTTGGTCAAAGCCAACGATCCACTCGATGCTGCTGCACAAGAGTATGCTATTGCAAAGATGGCTGCTGATAGCGCAGAGGATCGTGCTAAGATCGCACGTGAGAAGCTACTCATTGAGATGGCACCCATCATGCCTGATGTTAAAGGCAAGCATCTTGTGCATGACAGTTCCGTTGTCAATGTAGTAGTGCAGCTTGTGGCTAACCCTTCACGTATCGTTGAAGCTAAGGTGCTCAACCTACTTGTGACCAAGTTCGGTTGCTCACTGACAGAGGCAGCGGCTATTATTGAGAAGGAGTGTAAGTCAGAAAGTGCTGGCTTCCAGAACAGGCTTAGTGTATTGTTGAAGTAACAACAGGACAGAATGACCGGCGGGGTTTCCCCTTCGCCTGACCACCTATGCTCCGCTGTTAGCGCAGTGTCGAGCAACGCTACACTGAGTGGTAACGTCGGTAAGGTGTAGCACCTTATATGAAGGAGACAACGTAATGTCTGATGACTACAAAGTATCATCCAAGCTGGATGAACTTGATCTATGCAAACTCATTGCATCTGAATTGGAACACGGTCCACATACTGTAGAGGAAATCTACGGCATGCTGCTGCTTATCCTACGATTGAAGGACAAACGGTAATGCACAAAGACGAAGTTATGGACATTGCACATCGTGTGTCAGACATGACACTCGATGATCTTATCACAGCGTATGGTAAGTTCCATGCGGAGGTGGAGAATACACCTAATCACTTTCCCAAAGTGTTAGATGACTCGCTCGTGCGCAGTGAAGGCAAGTCTCACAACTGGCAACGTGGTCTACACGCTGCCATTGGTCTATCCACTGAAGCAGCAGAGATACTCGATGCACACAAGAAAGAACTCTACGGTAAACAGCGTAAGCTGTCACCAGCTAACATGCGTGAAGAATGTGGTGACACATACTTCTACCTCCATCTACTGATGGATGCGTACGGCTTCACGCTACGTGATATCATCGCTGACAACGTCATCAAGCTAGCTAACAGATACATTGAGAAGTTCGATGTATGACTCGTTAGTCACAATGATAACTGCCATTGGCATTGTCATTGTCACATACGGTGTGTTGATACTCTACATCATGTGGTAGTACAGGAGGAAACGTCCATGACACAAGCTAACTGCTTCTTCTGTTCAGATCGTACAACGATCGAACGGTTCGGTAAACCGTGGGCTGTGCAGTGTGTTAACGCTGCATGTGGTGCACAAGGCCCACTGCATGAGCGTAGATGCGCTGCTGTTGAAGCATGGAATGGTATCGCTGCACGATTAGGTGCTGCGTCGCCTACGCCACACATGCCTATGCTCTTTGTCAGAGCTGCGCCACTTGACTTAACCTCTCACTAATGCTATGATCTATAGATCATAACGGAGTAATCATGACGTGGCAGTCATTCCAATGCAGTTAGTATCAGTTACACCGAAGTCAGAGCGTGGTCGTCGCAGCAATGCTGAATGGTCTATCACATATGATATGACTAATAAGCTATGGCACTGGTCTGTGACCATTACACTGTCACCGCAGGTATTCAAGGGTGAGGCTGCCACACTAGCCGATGCTCGGAAGGAGGTAGCACAGTGTATGCCTAATCATAAGCTATGATCCATGTCGATGACAATGCTATGTCACGTAAGCTATTCATTGAGATGTTACCTACAGATCAGGAAGCATTCCTCAAGGGCATACGTGAGCGTAGGCTAACCTCTGCTAAGAAGCATGAAGACCTCATGCAGCAGAAGCAGATTGTCAAGGACAGTAAGACACGAGAGTTGATTGTTAAAGAAGGTGCAATGATGGAGAAGGAACTCCTAGCATTGGATAAGGCAATCGACAAGGTAGAGAAACGCGCAGCACGTCTTGCTGCATTACAAGTAATGGTGGATGCTGAGCAATGAGCATTATTACTGACACTGATGACGTGCCTGAGTATGTGATGCAGGAACTGGTACAGTCTGCTGAGCAGGCTGAAGTTCTGTATCAGAGCTTCGTTAAGAAGGTTGTATCTGCCGAGGGCAATGCTATTGAAGATGCAAGCATTGAACTCTTTGTAGTTATGCGGGCTACGCTGCCTACGGATAGTGATGAAGCTGCGTCACAGTTTCTAGCCGCCGCTCGTCTTAACTGTTTGCTTATCGCACAGCTGCGTCAGCATCTAGATAAGGTAGGCACACCTGTATCTTTCGATGCGTGTAATCTATTCATGCAGAAGCTGACTATGACTGTGCAGAAGGCAACGATCGGAGAGGAACATAACAATGTCCATTAAGTCACGTGACATTGTTCTACTCGAACGTGAGTTAACAGGACAAATACATCCTGCCTTGTTAAAGATGCTTGTACGCATTGCTGAGGATCACAATGCGATGAAGCAACAGATCATGACATTGGCTAGTCTCATGGATCGTATGGCTGATAATCAATCACATACGATCATGGCTACGAAGCAGTTGCAAGCTGCATTGCCACTGCACAAGCGTGCTAAGGAGTTAGCTATCCGTGTAGGCAGTGATCCAACACTGACAGGTGAGCATGATGAATGATCGCATTCAACGTAAGCTCAAGCGTGAGCTACCTGGTGTAATGCAGGTAGCACGTAATGTGCCTAAGACGCCTAAGCAGGCGACAGGTTATCTGTCCATTCGACAGACACGCGTCGGCAACTACGTTGTCAGCGTAACAGGTAATACGAAGTCATCGAACCAACGCATTAATAGCCTCAATGAACTACTCACCTTCGTAGGTGATTGGGCTAGTGGACAATACAATGAACAGAAGGATTAACCATGCGCCCATGGCAGAAGGTTAACATCGTCAAGGCTACAGCAGATGACATAGCTAGGCTAGAGTCATTCGACTACACTAAGCTGTCAGCTATTAACACATGTCCTACATGGGGTATCATTAGATACTCTAAGCATCTGACTATGCCCGGCGGCGGCCGTGCTATGGCACTCGAAGCAGGTAGTGCCATGCACGAATGCTTCTCTGTAATCAGGCTGATCCAGCTTGGACACATCCAAGGTCAGTGCCTAAGTGCACACATGCACTACCATGGTATCCGTCTGTTCGGTGAACAGCGATGGGCTACTATCATTGCAGGATGGAATGACTTAGACCTAAGCATATCCATGCGTAACGCTGCATTGGAATGCTTATCTACCGCAGGATACGTCGATGACATGTATGACAGGAGACGTACTTACACTAACCTCGAAACATCCTTGTTATATTACGTTCAGCGATGGGACAGTAGCCGCTATCCCATTTGGGTTGAAGATGTCAATGATCCTACCGCCTGGGTCGGTATCGAGATCCCTTTTGCTATCAAAGTTAGCGCATATGGATGCGTCGATGACGGTGACTATCTCATCCATGAGTTCATCTACACAGGCCGTGTCGATGGACTCCACACAGACCGTGATGGAGCTTTGATTGTACAAGAGAACAAGACTGCATCACGCCTAGACGACGCATGGCGTATGTCATTCGAGATGTCACATCAAGTGACAGGCTACAGCGTAGCTGCCTCACTGTGGTGCGGTCAGTCTGTCGAACGTGCGTTAGTCATTGGCCTTACCATCCCACTACCACGTATGATGACTGATGGCATGGCCATTGAACAGGTCCGTCGTCCATCATGGACTAAGGAACGCTGGTTCAGTTGGCTAGAGCACACGATTGGGCTACATTTACAGCATGTAGATGATCCTATCAACGCACCGAAGTACACACATTCATGCAACAGATACTTCCGTCCTTGTGCATTCATTCCACTATGTGCTACTGATCCAGAGGATCAGAAGCTAGTGTATAGTGAGATGGTTAAGGAAGAATGGAGTCCATTGGTGGAGAAGGCAGGTGATTAATTAATGCAACTAGGTAACATCACCGTCCAATCCTCTGCCGACAGACAAGAACTGTTGACCATGTTACTATGGGGTAAACCTGCATGTGGTAAGACTGTCCTTGCATCTACTGCCCCAGGTAAGAAACTATGGTTACAGTTCGATCCTGCTGGCACAGCATCACTGCGTCGCAGTGAGGATATCCTCGTAGCTGACTTCGCAGGTTACAAGCCTGCACAGTTAGAGAACTTCAAACAAGGAGGTATCATTGAGAAGGACTTGCTCAAGCTCATTGCAGAGCAAGGTGTAAACACCATTGTCGTTGATAGCCTCACGTCATTCGGACAGCTTGCACTGTACTATGGTATCAGTACAGGTAAGGCTAACCGTGGCACATTCCGTGCGTCTATCGAGGCACCGGGCCAGACAGGCTACGGTGTGCGATCCGCAATGGTCCTTGACTTCTGTGCCATGGTCCTGCGTGTAGCATCTGACACTAAGTGTCATTGCATATTCATTGCTCACGATCGTGAGTCAATGGATGATGACGGTAAGCTAAGTGAGATTACACTCTCACTTGGTGGACAAGGTGCGACAGTGCTGCCTGCTAAGATCAGTGAGATGTGGCACATCGAGGACACTGGACGTGAGCGACTGATCTACACACGTAACCACGGTATCAAACGTCCTATGCGAACACGCATGTTCCTTATGGATGATAAGGTTACGAAGTTCGTATGTCAGTATAACCAAGTTAACAGCACAGGTGACGGTATCACACAGTGGTATGAAGCATGGAAAGCGAATGGCTTTAACCCTGTGCCTGCACCGAAGTAACCCCATATCTAGTGGCTAACACCGCTAGCTCCGCACCATATGTATGGCTTGACATAAGATGCGTGATCTACTATACAAGCCTTGTTGCAACAGAGAGTTAAACATCCATGACTGAAATCAGTTCTGTCTACGAATACTCGCAGGACATTGCCTCTGCCGAAGCGCCGCCTCCGCTGCCCACGGGTGAATACCGTGCGTCAGTGCGTAGCGTTGAAGCTGCTATCTCTAAGTCGAGTGGCAAGCCCATGATGGTGCTTACGTACTACGTCAGCCCTGACCAGTATCCTGCGGACTACACGGAAGGCAATGCCGACGGTGAGACGCTGACGTTCTATCAGCCGCTCGAAGACACGCCCCGTAACCGCTTCCGTCTGCGTAAGTTCTGTGAGATGCACGGTGTCGTGCCGTCGCGTCGCATCAACCTGCCTGACTTCATCGGTCAGGATGTTATCATGAACGTGTCTCATGAAGACTACCAGGGTATCCCGCAGGCACGCGGTAACCCGGTCCGAGGGGCTTAACATACGTTAGGGCACATTTCTCATTGACAATGTGCCCTAGCCTTGCTACATACAATCTCATGAGGCACAGACCTCACCTACTACAGCAAAGGTTCATAACACATGGCTCGTTCTCCGAAGACTGACGACACTGGCGCCGCGAAGCCGGCTCGTACGCAGGGTCCGCGTAAGCTGTTCCTGGTCCTCAAGCCTGGCACCGATGTTGCCGCCATTCGTCAGTCCATCTCCGCCGTTACCTTCAACGGCCGTAAGATGCTCGACATGATCTCGGGTTCTAATGAACCCTGTCCGTTCCTGACTTACACGATTGTTGCTGACAAGCGTGGTAAGCCTGCGGATGACCTCGTTGCCGATGGCAGCGCGGAGCAGGTCTAACTTCCCCTACGCGGCGTGGATGCGTGGCATCCCGCAGCGGCCCGAGTAGCGAAGGCACGCCGCCTAGAACCCCACTGGTAGTCCCCACCAGTGGGGTTTCTTAGCTACATAAGGTATCCACAATGAGTTCGTATGTATCCGATCCCACTGATAAAGTCACAGTGCCTCGTCCTATTCCATTAGAACACCGTAGAGGTATTCGTAACCTTAACTCACACGGTGCGCCATTGGCTGTACGCATTCATGTCGATGACATTGAACTGCTAGATGCAGAGGCACATGTGCTTGGTATTACACGCGCTGCGTTAATACGATGGTTCGCTGTGCTAGGTGCGCAGGAGCTGCATTATCAACGTACGCGTGTACGAAAGGATGTTACTCCATGAAGTTGTCAATCGAGATTGATAACCTGTTGACATGTGCAACTGATATCCAAGCTAAGGCTGGCGATCAGGTTGTGGTCTACCAAGGTGCGGTGCTTTGTGTATACAAGGCTCCGTTGATCTTAGAAGATGCTGCTGTTAAACGTAAAGATATTGTGACATGCACAGAGACTGTGTTATCAACGCATGATCTAACTGAGTCTAGGCGCAGAGCCATCCTTGCAGCCATTGCTGAATATCCAGGACGTGCGTTGCGTATGCTACGCAATCTTGCACCTAAAGCATTCCCTATGGGATGCAAAGGTTGGATGATGTGTATGCGTCATGAGCAGTTGTTGGAAGTGCAGGCAGGTGATGGTCCGGCACAACGTGGTACACGGTACTTTATCACGGATAAAGGACGCGCCTATCTAGGTGGAGCAGCACAGCCATGAGTAATGAGATTACACTAGAGCAGCTTGATGACAAGCAGCGTCTAGCTGTAGAACAAGGACTAGATGTAAGTAAACGCATCTCTGCTGTCGCTGGTCCAGCGGGTAGTGGTAAGACTACTATCATGCGTATGATCTACAATGGACTCAGTGACGCAGGTTACGTAGTTAAGCTCGCTGCGCCTACAGGCAAGGCTGCTAAGCGTATCCGTGAGGCTACTGGCTTACCGGCTGGCACGCTACACATGCTGCTAGAGTATACTCGTCCATTAGAGATTGACGAGAAAACTGGTAAGCCATTCGGTGACACGTTTCCACGTCGTACTAAGGAGAACCCACTGGAATGTGATGCAGTCATCGGTGATGAATACATGATGGTTAACCATGAGTTACACCGTAACCTCATTGACGCATTGCAGTCAGGTGCTAGGCTCATTGTCCTCGGTGATGTATCACAGCTACCGCCTATTGAGAGTAGTCCTATCCTAGCGCAGAAGCCTGCACCGTTCAAGATACTCCTTGATAAGTTCAATGGCATTTACTTAGACAAGGTACATCGCACCGCTGATGACAGTGGCATTCTACTGAATGCACAGCGCATCCTCGGGGGCACAGCACCTATGCCTAACACAGACTTCACACGGATCATCACAGATAAGCCTGTCGATGTACTCGTTGCTGCATTAGACAAGGCTGACTACACTGCATTGAACAATCAGATCATCACCCCTGCTAACAAGTCATGGGTTGGTACATTGAAGCTCAATGCTACACTACAGACTGTCCTTATGGACAATGATCGTAATACGATCAGCTTACCACGTAACAAGTGGGACGCATCCAATGCCGTCCGTGTCGGTGTTGGTGATAAAGTCATCATGACTAAGAACTGGTACGACCTCGACTGCGAGGATGGCAGTAAAGGTGTATTCAACGGTGAAGTAGGTAAGGTAATCGAAGTCAGTGACGTAGAGGAAGTAGTCATAGACTTCGATGATCGCATCTGTCGTATCCCTCCTGCTGTTCAGCTAGTGTACAATAACAAGGTTACTGTCGGCTATCCACAACGTGATATCCACCTAGCCTACGCAGTGACTACGCATAAGGCACAAGGCAGTGAGTACGATCACATCGTATATGTATTGAATAAGTCAATGCTTGCGATGATGAACCGTAAGAACATGTATACAGCCTTGACACGTGCAAGAAAACATGCTACATTGATTACTGACATGGCGTCATTGAGCATGAGTGTAACGACTAAAGAACCGAAGGTGTTTAGTAAATGAGTATGCAAAAGCGTATCATCCTATTCAATGGCCCACCACGTAGTGGTAAGGATACTGCTGCATCTTTCATCTACAGTGCTAACCCATTCATTCATTGGTTCCGTATGTCGCAGCCATTGAAGGATATGGTATCAGCGTTCTTCACACTGAATAGCACTGATGCTAAAGTCATTGAGCAGCACAAGGATAACAAGTTACCGCTACTGTTTGATAACACATTCCGTGAACTACAGATATGGTTCAGTGAAGAATGTGCTAAGCCTAAGTTCGGTCGTGACGTATTCGGTCGCCTAGCACGTAGACGCATTGAGAATGCACTATCAAAGCTACACATCTGTAGTGACTGTGGCTTCATTGAGGAAGCTATCCCACTACTAGACCTCGTTGGTCCTAAGAACATGCTTGTTGTACAAGTCTACCGTGACGGCTGCGACTTCACAAAGGATAGCCGTAGCTACATCACACTCCCTGGTGTGAAGACTATCAAGCTGGTAAACAGCGGTTCCATTCGTGACTACGAATACAACGTCAAGGCGGCAGTTAACCTATGGTTGGAAGCACAGGAGAGCTGAACCGTAAGTTCGTAGAACGTGCTACAGCCGCAGGACTGTCCTATGACTGCCTCGGTGATGGCAACTTCAACAGTGAAGTTGTCATCGTATCCGAGGCACCAGGGCCGCGTGAGACGCAGCTTAAGCTCCCCCTCGTAGGGGGGAGTGGACAGTTCCTGTGGAAAGTGCTAGCACAGTTTAACTTACGTAGACAGCATTGCTACATTACTAATGTAGTGAAGAAGCAGTTAGTCGATGGAGTGAAAGGTAAGGAGGGTCTATCGAAGAATGAGCTTAGTCATTGGAAAGCATTGCTAGATTGGGAACTGTCACAGTTACCTAATGTTAAATACGTACTCGTACTCGGTGGTCTAGCACTAGAAGCACTAGTCGGTGACACTGGCATTGAGAAGTGGCGTGGCTCCGTCGTCAATGACGGTAAGCGTACGTTCGTTATCACATACAATCCTGCATTGCTAATGCGTAAGCCTAACTTAGAACCTATCTTCTACCTAGATGTGTCTAAGTTAGATACAGTCATGCGAGGCCAATGGTCTGAGTATCAGATCGAACACTTGTACGATCCTTCACCGAAGGAGGCGATACAATGGTGTGATCGCATGATACAAGAAGGTAAGCCTATTGCATTAGACATTGAGACTACTGCTGGTGAAACTGCATGTATAGGTTTAGCCAACGATGCTCACATTGGAATGTGCATTAACTTCAGATCACGTACTGACAATCGTTGGTCGCTTTCTGAGGAACGTGAAGTTCGCAGAGGTATACAAAGGGTACTCCGTCATCCGTCCTCACGGATCGTGGCGCAGAACGGTGGCTTTGACTGTGGATGGTTATGGTATAAAGATCGGATACGATCCAAGCCACTATGGCTCGACACACTACTTGCACATCACACACTCCACCCTACGTGGCCACATAATCTTGCGTTTCTCACCGCACAGTACACGTCGCATCCTTACTACAAGGATGATATCCATGAATGGAGAGAGGGCGGTGATATATCAACTTTCTGGATGTACAACGTCAAAGACTGTTGCATCACCTGGGAGGTGGCACGTAAGCTAGAAGCTGAGCTACGTCAGCAACAGATGTGGGACTTCTTCCATGGCCATGTCATGCGACTACAGCCGCATCTTATCACTGCCACAGTGTTGGGTAACGACGTAGACTTACGTATGCGTGAGCAGCTTAACCATGACTATGGACTAGAGGTAGACCGTCTAGCGGCTGAGTTCAAAGCTGCTGCACGTATTGCTGCTAATGATCCAGAGTTGGATGTTAACCCTCTCTCACCTAAGCAGCTAGGCTTACTGCTGTTCCAGAAGCTACGGCTTATCGGTAAGACTACATCGACTGATGAGGCTAACCGTAATACAATGATTGAGAACCCTCGTACACCTGAGGATGCACGGCGTATGCTAGTGCTACTTAATGAGTTCAAGGAACAGCATAAGCTGTATAGTACATACATCACTGCTGCTGTCGATCCTGATGGACGTATGCGTAGTGACTACAAACAGTACGGTACACAGTTCGTGCCCGGACGGCTATCATCTAGTCAGACACTATGGGGCAGTGGCATGAACTTACAGAACCAACCTGAGCGGTTGCGTGGCATGTTCATTGCACCGAAGATTAAGATACCGGAGGGTATGTAACATGAATATCAGTGAGTGGTCAGTACAAGACTTTGCTAAACATTACGTAGACACGATCTACTCTCAACCCAATGCTTGGGGACAATATCTTAGTCCTATCTTTGGACAATCACATTCGATCCTCTATGCTATGTCAAAACGCTTTGATCCATTAGATGCAGCTAACGCAGTCGATAGCGCACTTAGAGAGCACCGTAATGGCACACATTCAACGTGTCCGTGAAGAACAACTACACTTTGTATACTTCGATGGTGCCCAAGCAGAAGCACGTATCGTAGCATATGAAGCTAACATAGCTAAGTGGAAGGAGCAGTTTGAGAATGCAAGACTTAACCCAGGATCGTACGATGCACATATTGCGCTTGCGTCTGAAATGTTCAACGTATCCTATGGTGACGTACCAACGTATGATTATGAAGCGGACGGAAAGCTCACGCTACGAGGCATTAGCAAGAGGTGCCGTCATGGACTTAATTACCGGATGCAGTCTGCAAGGCTTGCCGGAGTCACTGGTATGTCGCTTACAGAAGCTAACATTGCCTTTGATTTGTACCATCGTACAACTCCTGAACTCCGACGCTGGTGGTCTGACATTATCAATGAAGTACAATCAACTAGAGTACTCTATACATGTCTCGGTAGACGAATGGAGTTCCTCGGATCAAGGATAGATGAGTCACTCATTGATAGTATCATTGCATTCAAGCCGCAGTCTACACTTGGTGACTTCGTATGCGGTGTGCAGTGGAAGGTACAGGAGGATGACGAGTGGCCACTCTATGCCAGAGTGCCATTTAACAATCATGACTCATTGACTGCAATGTGTCGTGAGAAGGATGTACAGCTAGTAGCTAGGCTACTACGTAAATACGCAGAGGCACCTTTGATTATCAAAGGTGAGCAGTTAATCATCCCTGCTGACTTCAAGGAATCATTCGCAGATGAACAAGGTATGCACCGATGGAGCAACTTAAAGAAGTTGAAGATGTAGTTGATGACTTCGTAGCTAACATGCGTTACATCACATGGAGGCCTATCCAGTTGGCTAGGCATCTAGGTGATGCAGGTTTCACTGGACCACGAGGGTGGTGTAGGGGTGCATACTATGCTCCATTAGATGTAGCACAAGCTGTTGCTGACTTTGCAGCATTCATTGCTGAACGTCCGTTACCGCATGTGCCTCATAGGCATAGACAAGGTGCGACAGTCCGTGAGGAAGTAGTGGCGCTAGGTGCTGTATTGCATGGATACATGGATGTAGTTCAACTGACGCCTACGCAGTTAGCGTATCATTGTCATTGCTCGCCACACGCAGTGCGTGGTTGGTGGCGTGGTTGGTCTAGCCCTCCTACTTATCTATTAGAGCCACTGCACCAATGGGCACGCTATATCCGTGAACATCCATTCCCACAGTACAGGAAAGGAACACATGGTGGACCGCGTTATCAACACGCAGGTAAAGTTACAGAAAATCCTCTGCATAAGTAGGACACAACTTCATGTTCCGAGAGGCAGTCAAGGATGACACATTCCTTGCACAGTATCTGTCCTACATGGACCCACTGGAAACCCCAGTAGCGTATGACTTCTGGTGCGGCCTATGGCTGCTTAGCTCTGCTGTAGCACGTAACATGCGTGTAGAGCGTCCACATGCACCTGTGTTCATGAATGTCTATGCCATCCTCTGCGCTGATGCAGGTACTACTCGTAAGAGTAGTGCTATCCGTAGATGCGAAGCAGTGTACCGTAAGGCAGGATTGGACAATCAGGCTGCTATCATTACTGGCTCATGTAGTCCAGAGGCACTGACAGCAGAACTGCTGATGCGTACAGCTACAGACTTACCTGCTAACGCTAACATCCTTGTTAGTGAGCTAGTCACATTCCTTGGTAAAGAACACTATACCATGGGTATGCCAGGGCTGTTGACAGACCTGTACGACTGTCCTGACATACGTGATGTAAAGCGTGTCAGCAGTGAGAACATGGCTATCCGTGATATCTTTGTATCCTTCCTAGCAGCTAGTACTCCTAGCTGGCTAGTACGTGCTATTAACCCTGATGTAATCGAAGGAGGGTTCACTTCACGGTGCTTGTTCATCATTGAGGAGAAGCGTAAACGTGTAGTAGCGTGGCCTGATCCATCAGCAGGTGCTGACTACGTTAGCACTTGCGTTAACTCATTGCGTAGGATACAAGAGGATGTACGCAGGTACAGTAACAGAGGTATCACCCTTACAGATAACGCTAAAGCGGAGTTCGTACGATGGTACGAAGGACGCAGATCAGATACACATGATCCATTCACCACTTCATTTGAAGCGAGAGAGGACCATCATGTGCTGCGACTCGCAGGGCTGCTTGCAGTTAACGATAGATCATTTATCATTGATGTGTTCCACATCAGACACGCTGTGCGGATCATCAAGCACCACAAAGACGGTGCCACTGATCTATTCGGAGCGGATAGAGACTCACACAAACTGGTCAATGGCGTTGATCGACTCAGACTCTTACTGGCGAACGCCGGTGCGGCGGGGCTGAGTCAGAATGAGATTAGCTACAAGGTACGCAATGCACTACGCTCACGTGAGTTAGAGTATGCACTGACTATCATGAATGAGCTAGAGATGGTATCTCGGTTCGAGGTGAAGACACATGGTCGTGCTAAGACCATATGGCGTGGTACGAATAAGTTATTAGTGAGATCACTACAACAGACTGTGTTAGAAAGGATGAAGTATGAGTAAGCGTGATGAAGTTATCTACCATCCAGTATCTGCGATTGTAGAACGTGCTACACCGAAGGCAGTGCTACTTCACCTAGAAGGTGAAGAAGACACTGTATGGGTACCACGTAGCGTATGCGAAGGCGGTGATAGTCTTATGGTCAAGGATGACGAAGACATTCGCATTGCTGAATGGTGGATGAAGAAGAATGGATTACTCTAGTGCAGCGAACTGATCTAACCCCTTCAATGGGTCTAGGTCCTGCAACCTCACCGCCCTACCAGTCCGTGCCTGTTGCTCCTTCTCCATAGCATCTATGTGATGATAGATGCTTGCATTGATGCTACGAATGTTCATTGCATGTTCATTCTGTACCTTCCGCAGTTGCGTAGGATTACTACGTAGCTGCGGACTGGACATTGCATCACGCATTTCATCACTCTGCATCTTACGCATATCACGCAATGGTGATAGCTTATTGTACAAGTCCTTGAACGCTGCAAGCGGTTCAATCATATCAGGTGGGACACCTTCCTTACCTGCACCGTACGGACTAGGACGAGCAGTGCTCATGTTACCAATGGTACCTTCGCCTGCTACGTTACTAAAGTCCTTACTGATAGCTTGCATCTTCTCCTCATGCTTACGTACTTCATCACCCACCATGTCATTGGCACGTAGGCGCCGGTTGCCACCGAATAGAATACGAGATGAACCACTGCTAGTAGCAGTTAGTCCATACTGCTCTGCTACAGCAGACATGGCTCCGGCGTTACCTTTGATCTCATACGAGTATCCGTAGGTACGCATTAGCTCTAGCAGTGTTTGGCCACCTAGGCCAACCATTGTCTCTAGTATCGTAGCAGCGTATTTGTTAATGGGATCCTTGTTCAAGGACGACTGCGTGTAGCCAGGAGCGTCCCGCGTATCATTGATACGTGGGCCTGATGCAACGCTCAATGCGTTACGCATATCTGCACCAGCAAATAGCTGCCCAGCTCCACGGATCAGCGATGGCGTAGACATGTCTACACCAGCAACACCGATGCCAGCACGGATACGTGACCACGTACCGTCGTCTAGCAATGTCTCAATGCTATTACGCAGTGGTTCGTAGCGGTCAGTGTAGAACTCTGGATTAGTTACATCGAATGCTTCAGTCAGTCCTGCTAGGATAGCAGAGAAGAATGGTGACAACGCACCGTCGATAGGAATACGAATAGAGTCCTCTGGGTTCTCACTGCCGGTGTAGAAACGGAATGACCGAGCTGCGTCATTAGCATCACGTGTAACCATATGTGCTACAGAGTTATCAGGACGACCTTCGGCTAGTGCTTCTTCGTCAGAGGATATAGCTGAATGCAGCATAATCAATGATAACATTGATCCAAGTGTGCCCATGCGTGCAGCAGTAGCCAACGGCTCACGCTCTACTGACT